GCTGCCCATATGACGCTACCGGTCTTGCCTGTGCCCTGCTCGTTAAAACAAAAGGCTCGCTTATTTAACGTAAGAAATCCTGCTGTAATTTTTTGATGGTCAAAAGGTTTGTATTGTCCGGGCCACGCGTAGTGTCCCAGTATGGGGCTAGGCACGTTGCGGATACGCATGTTCTTGAGTACTTGCGCGGTGTCGAGCGACCAATGCACCAACACCTTACCGCCACCTAAATCTTTACTCTTGGGTATCACTGATGTGATCTTGTCTGGGTGACGCAGCGTCAGTAACAACGCCTTGTTATCAATAATTTCCAATTCATTCTCCGATGCCAAATCGACCAAACACGGTGTGCATGGTCTTATTATTAGTCTCCGTCTTTCCGGAGTGTCAGTGTAGCCGTGCTCCCATCGCAGTCAGACTGGGAAGCTGTCGCGACCTTTCGGTTTCTGCTTTCGCTTCATCAGGCAACGTGTCTGACCTCCACTTCCCTTTACGCCTACACATGGGGAAGAAACGCTCTTTACATACTACTTTTTCTTTCGTTCGCGCTTACTAACTTCTGATACTAAATTGTTTTTCGAGTCACGTTTAAATGACCGATTGGTACTTGCAGATTCTACACGTACTCCGTCTTTAATCGAACCACCCTTATCGGCAGCTACGACATGCGCAACATCTTTGCCATCACCCTTGCGCACCTTACCTTCACGCATGAGCTTAGCTCTAGCACGATTGCGCTCCATACGATTCTTGACTTGCTCAGGCGTGTCTTGGTAACGCGCTGACGCTTCGTACTTGCGGTCTGCTTTGTTCTTGTACGGCATCTTAACTCCTTCCGTTGTGTGGGCAGCTAAGCACCACACAATGCTTTTTACACAGCCCACTGGGGCGAGCGTTCCATGAATCAGAATCGTATGCTTCCTGCAAACGACCATGTGCCTTAAACCATTTTACCCACAACCGGTCTTGGTCATCAAGGGTGTATTTCTCCCTGATGAAATCTTTGCTGATCACAAACAGCAGCCCTGCATGAACAACCTCGATCAACGGGAAGTGCTTGAATATTGCAAGCGCCATTAGCTCGAGCTGACCGCGGTCTGCATACTTCGCGTTCTTGCTGGTCTTGTAGTCCACCACTCGAGCAACACCACTGTCATGGTTTACGATAATCAAGTCAGCAATACCGCGCCACCACGCCTCTGGTGCATCGAACCTGCAGGGCTTTAAGTCTTCAGTGATGCCCATCTCGTACTCGCAAAACTTTTCTCCGGTCATTGCGTTGAGCTTGTCCAAAACATCTTTGGCAAACATGAAGTGCGCGGGCAATGCAACGCCATCTCGAATGTATAGCTCAGCAGCGGTATGAAATTCTGTGCCGTAATGCGTTGCCTCAGTCGGCGGCTCCTCGTATTCCTTGGTGACCTTGATATGATAAAACTGCCTTGGGCAAGACTCGAACTTCTTTAGACCGCTGTAAGACCACGCCATCAACATTCTCCGTAACTTTTGCCAACGCCGGACTCGCAGTTCAGCGGTAAGCCTTGTGCCCAATCGGGTGTCCACCGCATACACTCTTCAACAAACTGCTGGGCATCCTGCACCTCTTGCTCAGGCACCACAACTGCAATCGCATCGTGCACAGTCAGCACAGGTCGGTAACGCTTGGCTATACGCAGCATCTGCTCACCAATAATACACCTTGCAATGCCTTGGCATACGTTCTCGATTACCTTACCACCGTAGATGCGTGTGCGCCCACGGCGTGTCTTGTAACTGAACTCAATGCCCTTCTCGCCTTGCTCGTACGACAAATCATCATAGCGCATCGTAAGCCCAGAGGGAAGCACAATACCGCCCTGTGGCGCGATCCGCAAGACACCGCCCCGACCCAGTGAACCCACCTCACCGTTTGTCATCGACACCAGTGATTGCTGTGCCTCGTACCAAAGTTCCACGATGTTGTAGTTCTTCTCGCGATAGATGTTGATGATGCGCCGTGCCTCAGCCAACTCGATGTCTGTGCCAAACGTCTTAAGCTGTGCCTGAAACTTCGGTGCTCCCATGCCGTACCCTGCACCAAGGATCGTTGTCTTACCCACGAACCGTTCCGGTGCCGTAACGTCTGCCTCAGCCTTGTTGTAAATAGCTGCTGCCATCTTCTTGTACACGTCTTCCTTCTTGGCAAACCCATCGACTAGATCGTGCTGTCCGGCAAGCCACGCGAGTACACGTGCCTCAATCTGTGCGGAGTCGGCATCAATCATCCTGTAGCCATCAGGCACCCGTATAGCCTTCTTGAGCTTACCTGCATCTGCACCGCGGCTTGGCAGGTTCTGCAGGTTGATCTTGTCATCCCCACCCCAACGCCCAGTGTGCGCGGCGTAATATCGGATCGGCACTGGTAGCTTACCTCGCGAGGCGATCCCAATAAATCGTTGTGTACGAGTCTCCTCGAGCGTTGACTTTGTGCCCAGTCGCGCTGCCACCAAGGCTTGCACATCAGGGTTGTCGTGCTCAGCTAAAGCCTTGAACGCCTCATCGCTCTTCGCAAAGGCTAGTGCGGGCTTGCCTGTGGTCAGGCTTACTTTCATCGGCGGCTCAACACCTAACGCGACCAGCACCTCGGCAAACTTCTGGTTAGACATCAGCTCTTCTTTAGTCACGCCCACCGTAGCAAGCAACTGCTCCTTGCGAGTTCGGATATCAATAAGATGTTCAGCTAACAACTCGCTATCAAGTTCGAGCACAGGCTCGATGAACATGCGTAGCGTCAAATCGATCAGGCGAAACTCAAGCTTGGGGAACCCCTTAGCCATCAGGTGAAACAACTTGTGTGTGATCTCAACATCGTTGATGCAGTAGTCACCGTAGCGCGAGAGCTGGTCTTCGCTGAAATCGGTACGGCGTAAGCCCTTGGCTTGGATTACTTCTTCACCCTTGACACCAACCTTGTAACGCTCAGCCATAGCTTTGAGTGAGCCACCCACCTCGATACCGTGCAGAGCGCGTCCCATGCAGAGAGTATCAGCCAGAACACGAGGATGAACATCAAACCGCCAAGCAAGGATAGACCCATCAAACATAGTGTTATGGCATACCACCATGGCATCTGCCCAGTTAAACGTGTGTAGCCAGTCCTTGATCTGTTCATGTGTGCCGCTCGCCCACTCGGTTGGGTTGTTGTTAACTTTTACTGCAAGGCCGATTACCTCAAAGCGATAATCGCGCACGTATTCTTCGGTTGTGATTTTACTCAAGCTGAAGTCTTGGTCATAGTACGTTTCAAAATCTAGCACGATCAAGTCCATTACTCTTCCTTAGTTTTGTTTTTTAATCGCCGTGATACCCAGTTCGGGTTCAGGTTCAAGTTCTTCGTCTGCATACTTCGCCTCAATCATTTTGTCTGCCATGTAATATGCTTTTCTAGCAATAGATTCGCACCCATGATCGGCTAAGTTGTCGGCATATACCTCACGAATAATTGATTGCATTGCCAACCCCGCAAACAAATCCCGCAGGTCTTCATCGTTCATTATCTTTCTCCGTGACTTCGATTAACTTCTGTAGGTAGTGCTGCGCCTTCTTCAAGTCTTGCACCCCACCTTTATCCTTCCAACGGGACACGTACTTTACAACATTACCTTCAAGATATCCAAGGTTATTCGCAATGATGTAGTCCCACGGCTGTATGGCTTTGACTGCGTAGTGTGCGCCGCCTACCTGCTGCTCGTTAGCACGTGTCACAATTTCTTTTAAGTACTCACCCTGCTTTAATACGTTGCTCATATCGGGTTCCTTAACCATGCTGCTGCCTCATCAGGGCGGGGGATAAATGTTGGCTTGCCGTTGCTATCTACAGGTTCTTGTGCATCATCACCATCACCCCAGTGCCATACCCTTGAGACCTTGCCACGTTTGGTTGTCTCATAGCTGCCAATGTGAATCTTACTGCGGTCATGCAGGGTCTTCACCGTAGACAGCACAGACCTGACAGGTCTACCCGTGAGCTTCACTAACGTGCTTGTTGTTGCACGACCAACCGCCTGCAAAACCTTTGCTACTGTCGAGCCTTTAATCGTTGTGGATTTTGGTATCTCATGCATCTTTTAATTTCTCCTCTAAGTATTCAATCACACCCTTGAGTTTTATACCCCGCACATATGCCAACTCTAACTCACGGCTATCCTTTGCTCGCGCAGTAATCTCTGCTGTCCATTGCTTATGTAATTCTTCATTGCGCTCTTCTAAGTTGGCTATGTGAAGTTTTGCAGCGCGTAACTGTGCCGCTAGGTTCTTAGTTGCCATTTTTCTTCCTCTGTTCTGTATACATCCCTGCACGATAGCCAATCTCGTACGCCTTGCGTAGCGTCATCATGCCCAGTTCGATTGCGTCACTCTCCGATATGAAGTGCAACGCACTCTCTTGTGCTGCGCGGCGTATGCTGTCCTCGACCCGCTGCTGTTGAGCGCGTTCAATTGCGTCAAAGGCTTCATCTTCTTCGGTCATCATCTTTGGTTCTGCCCTTGCTCTAATCACTTGTATGTGATCGAACATCTTCTTGCCAAGTTCGTAGAACTCTTTGTCTTTACCTGTACTGTTATCTTTAGGCATCATTCTTCTCCTTGATGCGGTTCTCACGCCACTCCTGATACTTCAACTCAACAGGCTTGTGACACACTGAATGCGTCCATGAGTCCCATAAACTCATCTGCTTTTGGTTAATCGTTAAATCACCGTTGGGGCTGCTCATCAGCAACCGACCTATCTCGCCACAGCTTGCCGTAAATTTAGGTTCAGGCGGGTCATTAGGCGGCACGATGGTAAATGTGTAAGGTAGTTTAGCCATTCTTTTCTCCTAAAGTCATTGTGTAGTCTTGATGTTTAAACTGTGTTTTGTTATCCCTTGCTTGTTGCGCTTCCCAGTTGAGTCGCGCTCGGTTGTTCTTCGGTAATAGGTCGTAACGGTTTGGTTCAATCAGCGTCAGTTG